AGTATGCTTTAGAAGAAGGTAGAATGTATAAAGAAAAAGAAAAAGATAAAATCTTTGTAACTTGTAGACTTGCTAAAAAGAAAGTTGTACTTACACAAAAAGTTTGTTTTTATCTAGGACCGAATAAAACAACCGATACAGTGTTTATAAGTAGATTTGAACATTGTCCACCACATATGCAATGTGTATATGAACCAAATAAAAAAGCACCGATGGTTCAAGAAATGTTTAAGAGTATTGAAGAGTCATTGAAGTAATGATGCACGTATTTTTGTTAATGCTTTACATTGGTGTAGGTGATGATAGACGTTTAGTATCAAACGATATGTACTTTCGTAATGTAACTACGTGTAATTTCTTTGCTAAAGAATTGGCAAAAAGATACTCTACATACGCAGCGATGGACAAACGTGATAGGGCTACAGCTTATTGCTTGCCTAAATATATTAATGCAGGGAGTGGAATAGAGATTTATGATTGAAACGTTTCTCAAAGCAAGAATTACCGCCGCAAGGGAAAAAGAGGAGCTGGACCCTTACGACGGTAATTTTGATGATCTGAAATTTAGAATTGAGTTAGCCTATGCTAGGCATTATCCTCGGAAGATTCCAGATCATGAACATAAAGTTGAATTATCGCATAGTGCAAAACCTTCATTAAGTCTCGCCGAGCGTCTTGCCTCGAACCCTTCTTTCCGTAACGCTGTGCGTACTTAAGAATATTACCGATACAGAAGCCCGTACCATGCCCACCATCGATAATAAACTCAGTGGCTTGAAACTTGTCGGTTGCATAATGCGTGCCATAAGTTTCAGTAATGTATTCTAAGAGTTCATCACAGAAAATGTCTTCATCAAACTTGTAACGAATGCTTGGAACGTTAAAGTCAAGAGATTTCATTTCTTCTTTGTAGTTTTTGATTTCTTTTACTTTCGCCATTTACTTCTCCCAACGATAAAAAATATGATCCTTGACTTGAACAGTTTTAGTTTTTGTTTCTGCCCATTCAGGATGCACGTATGTAGCATGGTAATGAGTAGCACCTTGTGTGAAATCTCTCATAGGTGAATTACTAATTACCTTGAATGAAATGATACGAGCTAATTCATAGACATCCAAATCAACTGTTGGAATCGTATCCGACTTACCATCGCAATACCAGCTGAACTGACAGCGATGGCGAATAGGGTAGTACGTACCATTCTTTTTCCAGCTTTCACGAACTGGACCTTGTTCAACAACTCCACAATATGTATCCGGATAACGATCGTCGAATACACGATTGCGAGTTACGAGAGCTACAGCAATCATACCTTTAGTCGGTTGATTGCGAGCTTCCCAATAAATGTTATGGGCTAAACAATTGACCTGTTCGTCAAGCTCTGTGTGATGATCTGCGAAAGCAGATTCGCCTGTAACGAATCCACCAATGAAAGCTGCAGTGCAGCCGATAATCATGAGATCCTTAAGCATTAGAAGCTTTCCACTGCTGGAAGCCTTGCTCATAGATTTTCTTATTCCAAGCTTCCCGCTTGGCATCAAAGAAGTCACGATCGATAGTCTTCATAATATCGATAGGAGCAACACCAGAATCAAATGCTGTGAAATAAGCATCGACAGGAAGACCAGATTTTTTGATCAACCAATTCTTGAAAATTGCCTTGGTGATGAAACCACGGCCACTCTTCCAACGACCAACAATCTTACCGTAAGGCGCATCAGCAGTGCGATAGCGAAGGTAAGGACCATCATTAACAAAGTTTTCTTTTTCGAACAACATGGATAACTCCTCTTTTCCAATTGTTAGATCTATTATACTATAGTTTTCCGAGAAAGTAAACCCCAAAAATGCATTTATTTTAATTTTTTTCAATAAAAGTTTCGATGATAGGAAAGATCTCTTTTAAAGCCTCAGCACAAGCAATAGCTACTTCTCTATGTTCTTTCTGAGTTCCATTGCCAGATCTTAGTTCAATGTAGTGCATCCAAGATCTAAGGGTTCCATTCATGTACATTGTGGATTTTGTCATGCCTTCTGGTAAAACTGCTCGAGCTTGTTCTTTCGCAATGCCATTTTCTAATGCCCACTCATATGAGTCTCTAACTGCAAGTGCAACTTCAGATTGTTTTTTCAACCATTCGAGTTTTATATCCGGATCTTCAGTTTCAATACTATTTTGCCGGTTCTTATGATCCTGCAAACGAGCTTCTCTATAATTATTAAACTCTGTTTGCTCGGCATACCTTTGAGAAAACTCTTGAAATGAAAATGATCTATGTCTTAGAATTTGCCTAGCAATATCTCGTGTAGTTTCAATCTCTAAGCAAGCAGATACCATTTCGAATGGTGACCAGTGTTTTTCTTTTGCCAAATAGGCAAGTAGCCTTTCTGACGTTTCTTTGTTATGTTGGTTCGCTGGATTGGATACACGGGCGCAATACGCAATGAGATCTTGAGCACTTAATTCTCCGTCAACTGCTTGAACTACAAAATGAGGATGTGAATAACTAATCAGTTTTACTTGCATCTTCTACTTCTCCACACCAGTCACATTCTACACCTTTCTGAAAACTCATAACATCGTCTTGCTTTTTGCAATAATGACTCCACCATTCGTCTCCGCCTCCTTGGTCGTGTCCCCAACCGACCTGATTTAATTCCTTACCATAAAGATCTACCTTCATACGTTGAACTCCTTGAATCTTTCGCTCATCTTACCGTTATCAAATACAGGTGTATCATCGGTTAGAGTTTGCTCGTTATCATCTACATCGAACAATCTCATTTTTGCTCTGTCAATACCGACAACAAATCTTTTATTATACGTAGGATCATTATATCTATTCTTCAATTGCTTTACCATGAGCTGACCACTTTGTTCAAGCTCTTCTGTAGAAATCAAAGCAAACATTAGATCCGCGGTAGCGGGTAATCCAAAAGACTCGGACGTATCTTCAAGCCCAATATCCGAGTTAGCAAAACCAGAACGAGTCGTTTGCGTTGCAGACCAGAGCGGTACGTCAAACTCGACCGCAAGACCACGTAACTCTTCAGCAATTGCTTTAACGTAGGTGTATGAGTTGATTGCACCACCCATTCCTTTCATTCTAGAACTGGCACAGATATTTAGATAATCTACAAAGATAACATCGGGTGCAAATTCTTTTTTGAGTTTAAGCTCATTCAGTAGAGCACGAAAATGTCCAGTATGAGCAGAACCAGTAGGATATTCTTTTACAATCAACTTACCATTTGTTTTACGTGCTAGATCTGCAACCTTTGTGGTAAACATATCTTTCGAAAGATTTTCGAGTTGATCGATTGGAATGTTAAGAAGATTAGCATCAATACGTTCTGCAATTCTTTCCTCGGCCATTTCCATTGTAATATACAAGACATTACGACCTTCGGTCAAAGCTGCTGCGGCCAAGTGACACATGAATAGAGATTTACCAACACCAGTACCAGCCAAACAAATATTCAAAGTTTTGTTCGGAACACCACCCTTAGTAATCTTGTTAAACAATTCCAGATCAAATGGAATACGGTCTTCTTCCGTGTGGTAGAACTCATAACGTTCTTCAACATTTTCGATATAGTCGTGACCAACATTCTTATCAAAAGAAACTCCAAGAGCTTTCGACAAAATATCTGGTAAAGCATTCTTCGTAAGTGTTTCATGTTTTCCATCAATAATAGATATCGATTCCATTACTGCATTGTACAATGCTCGATCTTGACACCACTTTTCTGTAGCATCGAGTAACCAGTCTTGATCAATGACTTCAACATCAAACAAACGTGGAACAATATCCATTGACATTTGGAATTGCTCGTCTGACATATTACTTGACTCTTGTAATTCAATGACAAGAGATTCTGATGTTGGCAACTTATTATACTTGCCAACGTACTTACCAGCCTCTTTGAATAGAGATCGGTACGCACCTTGAAAGTAATCTGGCTTGATGAAAGGTAATACTTTACGCATATACTTTTCATCTGTAAGCAGATTACGCAGAATAGTTTGTTCAATATTAGCTTGCATTATTGGATTTCACCATAAGCAATATCTTTTTGAATTTCTTCCACCCTATTTCTAAGATAATTAATCGCAGTATGAATATGACCAGTGTCTTGTGGCTGTAGCTTTTGCTCAGCAATACTGATCTCTTCCATCAACATAATAATTCTTTCAACGTCTTCACTAATTGTCATCTTTACTTTCCCTTGTCATAACAGATCCGGTTTCTATTCCGTCTCTGATCACCGCTTGTAAAACATCACCAACATAATCTTGGAAATCAACATCTTCTGTTGTCAGCTCAGGATCCGGTGATGTTACAATAGTAAAATTAAATGTCATTACGCCTTCTTCAACTCGATTGAAACTAATTGCTCCAAACTTGATGACAGTTTCGACATATGGACCAGATAAAAGTCTGACTGCCCATGCTTGTTCATCTTCATCATGAGGAATTAGTTCATAGTCTTTGAGTTCAATCAGGTTCTGCGACATCTTCGATACCTCTTTCGTTTAGAATTGAAAATCGATTTTTGAGATAATCTTTAAAGTCTGTTTCTTCAAAGACTGGTTTCCAAAACTCTTCTTCTAAGGTTTGTTTCTCTCGTACTTTTGGTTCAAGTAGTTCCCCAGTTTCCCGGCTAACCCTGCAATACCAGCCATTAGACGGCTTAGCGACATATTGACCTTGGAGAGCAACATCAAGCAGGCCAGACCACTTTTGTACTCCACCTTCCCAGCTAACACTAATGGGAATCTTAGACTTCTCTTTAACATAGCGTGATTTCTCCACGTTGATAACAAAGTGGTAGCCCTTGATTTCAGTGCCTTGTTTGTCTTGTTGTCTGCCTAAAATCCAAATGTTATCAGCGCTGTAGTAAATGCCAGTACCACCTGACACAATTGCTTTCGGAAATAACCCAATCTCCATATATGTATGGTTGACAGCAATCAAAGGAATGTTCTTCATGTTCAAGTACGGAGTACACATGCGGAACAAACCTTTGAGAGCTTTTGCTCTTGACATATCGGCAACGGACTTTTCATTAATAGCATCCTCCAATTCTTTTTTGGATGCGAGGTTACCGACTGAGTCAATTACAATGACAACCTTATCATTGCGTTCAATGCCTTCCAACTGTGCAATGATATCAAACTTGAGTTCTTCAACGTTTGTGATAGGTGTATGAAGAACACGGCTTGTATCGATACCAAAGTTTTCAAAGTATGATTGTGGTGAACCAAACTCGGAATCATAGAATAGAAGCACAGCATCTTCGTTTTCTTTGAGATATGCCGATGCCATAATCAAAGCGAATGATGTTTTGAAGTGTTTGGATGGGCCAGCTAAGACTGTTAGTCCTGGCGCAAGTCCGCCATCCACGGAACCCGATAATGCCACGTTCATCATTGGCACTTCGGTCTTTACCATATCTTTTTCGGTAAAGAATTTCGAATCAGAAAGAATAGAAGTTTCTTTTACCTTGCTATTCTTCTTCAATTTATCCATAATACTCATAGATCTCTCCTAAATAACTTGATTATTATACCATAAATGCGTCAAGTTGTACACTCTCTTTTTCATAAGAAAGCGTTTGAGACTTGTTGTCTTGTACGAGATAATCGGTTTCAATTAGTTGGTTATCTAATCTTCCATCAACATAGCGAAGAACATGTTCTGCCATGTCTTGTGCTGTCGTTACTGGCACGTTTTGACAGATATGATTGATATTTTTTAGTCCACCTTGAAGAATAAAATCTTCAGGCAGTTTCATGATTGATAAGCATTCTCTCAATGTTAGATATCTATCTTCATCCGGATGAGTCAGTGTCATAGGATATGCGCCAACAAAAGCTCCAATGTAGCCTTTTGGAATATTGACACCACGACGCATAATATTACCACCACTCTTTAATTTGTGATACATGTCCATACAACGAGAAGCTTGTTTCTCGTAGCCATGCTTTGACATCCATTTAGATACTTTATCGTAGGTGACTCCATTGTCTTCAATGTAGTGCTTCACATCATAGCTCTTCTCAAGTTTATCTTGAAATGCGCTGTGACTAATGCCGTTCTCCATTTCTTCGAGAACGTACCTATAATATGGATCTTGTGACGGAGCACGATCAGACGTTAGGATGTTCATTGGATCACTTGGATCCCGCTTCACGGAGCGAATCGTATCCTCGATCGTTTCATACTCACGTTTTATATATTCGAATTGCGGTACCTTTTCGCCTTTCCAGAAAAAATAAAAAGTACGATCTCTTACTTGAGATAATCCATGAAGGATACTTTTTGTTTTAAAGATGCTAAAAGTGTAGCCATTTTCTCTTCCGATTTTTCGAAGATCTCTAACAACTGGTTCTCCCATCTTCGAAGCAAGTCGTGGTGCATTTTCTCCCCAAAAGACCTTGGGCCGTAAATGACCGAGTACGTGACGAGCACTGGTACGCATCCAATCATTAGCAGCAGCGTCAGAAGAGCTTGTGACACTAAGACTGCTAAGCCCAGCACAAGGGCAAACAGTGTTAATGACATCAACAGACTCAACCTGAGGTAAAGAATCACCTTGAATAAGATGGTAGGGAACTTCTCTCTTATAATATTCCACCAAGTGTTGATCATTGTTTTCAAATCCTTCATAAGACAGAATGTATTCGGGCCGAGACCCGAATACATTTTGCATTGCGATTGTTTCTCCTCCAATCAAAGGTACGATACTTGCATAACTAACCATAATTTACTTTCTGTTCAATTTCTCTGTGATCTAGATCATATTCTTTTCTATATCTATTATTGGCGTTAATCACTTCATCTAGAACAGTGAAAGCATTTTGAGAGAAAGTAGAGAAGGCATTAGTGTCTTTGGGGAAGCATGCTCCAC